CGACTTCGAGGCCCAAGCCGTTAACGGGTTTGACGACGAGGCGATGCGCGGGGTCATCCGCGCGAACACAGGCCTGCTGTTCGACAAGCCCGACAGCACCACAGCCGATCCCGATCAGTTCCTCAGGTGGGCGAACAAGTTCCTCGACCGCAATGTGAAGGAACCCGGAAGACTGACCATACAGGCCAACGTGCGACGCGACCCGCATAAACCGGGCTACGCCCGCCGTGCCATCCGGGCCGACGACGTGCCCGTTCTGCCTCATGCTGGCGGGACGCGGCTACATCTACGCCAACGAGGACACCGCCGGAGCCGACCATGACTTCCACGATGACTGCGACTGCGAGATCGTGCCCGAATGGGACAAGAGCTCGAACCATATCGAGGGCTATGACCCCGACCTTTACGAGCGCATGTACCGTCAGGCCCGCGACACGCTGGAACACCGGCATGCGGATCCGCAATTGTTGGAGGCGGCGGACAATGTTTCGCCGTACACCGTGACCATCACGCAGAAGAACGGCAAACGGAGAACCCACACCTACGAGCCGGGAGACCCGAACAACCTCAACAGTGTTGCGTCCATCATGCGCCGCCAGCATCCGGACTTCTTCAGGAAAGCAGACGGAAGAGCCCGATGACCTCACGAAGCAACAGAATTTCAAGCCCCTGCGACGGGGCTTTTTCTATGTCCCGAGCGGGCTGATTGGAGATGAAACCATGTTCAAGCCGTGGCAGCCACGGTACCCCAGGCATATCCGAACGGTGGACGCGCCGTCCGCCGAGGGAGGCAGCGAACAGCCACCGGATTCCGAAACGAACGAGAGCGACGAACAGGTCGATTGGGAAGCCAAATACCATGAAGCGGCGAAGCGCTTCCATGACCTTGAGAGTCAGATGAAGGCCAGTGGCGAAACAGTGGACAAGCTCACCGTACGCGCCGAAACCGCCGAAAAGGCGCTCAACGACCTGAAGACCGCGCAACAGCGGCTCGACTGGAAGAACACGGCCGCGAAGGCGACCGGCATCCCCGTCGATCTGATCCGAGGCGACAGCGAAGAGGAAATCAACGCACACGCCGAGGCGTTGAAATCCTATCTGTCCACCGTCGGCAAGCCCACCGCGCCCGTCGTTCCCAACCCGTCCGGCACCCCGAAGACGAAGACCGACAACCCGAACTCACTGTTGCTCAGACAATTGTCCGGCACCAACTGAAACACACTGGGAAGGCAATATATCGATATGGCAGCATTGCAAACCACCCAGGTGACCCTGCCCACGGACGTGTGCCTCACCGTCGTCGGCAAGGCACACGACACCAGCACCATCGCCACCCTCAGCCCCGCCGACAAACTCGGCTTCCTCGACGATAAGTACAACGTGTTCAACGGCAAAGCACGCGTCGAGGTCGTGGCCGAAGGCGCGAAGAAGGGCGGCTACGAACAGCCCATCGTCCCGAAGGAAGGCAAGCGGTTCACTGTCCAATGCACCACGCGAGTCAGCAAGCAGTTGCAGTGGGCGGACGAGGACGACCAGTTGCAGATCCTCGACGCGATCCAGTCCGATCAGGCGGCCGCGTTGGGCGAGGCATTGGACTACGTGGTCTACCACGCCGTCAACCCCGCGTCCGGCGAAACGCTCACCGGATACACCGCATTGTCCGGAGAAGCCGCGCAGGTGCCCGCCGGGGCCGACGCGCTCGCCAACCTCGACCTGCTGGCCGACCAGCTGCTGAAAGTCAACATCAACGGCATCGCCCTGTCCCGCGCGTTCGCCAACACGCTGCGCAAGCTGCGCGTCACCGCCACAGGCGCACGCCGGTTCCCGGAGATCCCGCTGAGCCTGAACGCCGGAACCATCGACGGCATCCCCGCGTCCACCTCCACCACCGTCGAAGGCGAATACGCCACCACTCCGACGAATGCGCTCGCCTTCATGGGCGACTTCACCACGATCCGCTGGCGACTCGTCCGCCCGATCACCGCCGAAGTCATTCCCTACGGCGACCCCGACAACACCGGCATCGACCTGGCCGGATCCAACCAAGTGGCATACCGTTCCGAGGCGTGTTCTCCTACGCGATCCTCGACCCGAAGGCGCTCGCGGTGCTCAAGACCGCCACGGCAAGCCGCTCCGCGAAGATCACCAAATGATCCCGGAGCAGCCCGAAGCGTTCGCCACCTACGAGGACGTTGAGAAACGCTGGCACATCCTGACCGGGGCGGAACGAGAGACCGCAGTCACCATGTTGGAGGATGCCACGCAGATCATCGTGGACACCTGTCCCAAGTGGGCCGAGGCTTCCGAACGCACGCTCAAGGCCATCGCCTGCTCGATGGTGATCCGCAAGATGCTCGTCGGCGACGACCATCTCGGCGTGACCAACGCGCAACAGACGGCCGGAAGCTTCAGCGAATCATTCACCTACAACAACCCGATGGGCGATCTCTACCTGACCCGCGCGGAGAAAGCCCGTCTGGGCGTGGGCGTTCCGCACGCCTTCCATCTGGACATGGCCGGAGGCATCCGATGAAGGGCGAGACCGTCACCGTGCTGCGAAGGATGCAGACCGGTATGGACGAGGGCAACAACCCCGTCTACGAGACGAAGCCGGAGCCCGTGGGCAACGTACTCGTCGGAGCGCCCAACGGCGATAGCCCCAGCGACTCCAACCGGACCGACGGCATCCGAATCGATGCCAACCTGTATTTCCCACACGACTACAAGGGCAATGCGCTGCGAGGGCAGACCATCATCGTGCGAGGCCGCGAATACAAGGTGGTCGGGGATCCGTTCCCCGTGGATGACGGCATGACACCGACCGAATGGAACATGACCGTCCCAGTGACGAGAAGCGACGGCTGAACATGGTGAACATCAGAATACAAACCCATCGCAAGGGCATGACCGAGGTGCTGACTTCCTCCGGCGTGCTCGACGAAATCGACAAACAGGCCAAGCACGTGGCTTCGACGGCCAACGGCATGCACAACGCCAAAGGGTATGCCGGCGACGCGATCGTCGGATCAGGCTCGAAGCCACGTGCGCACGACATGGTCAAGACCACCGACCTGCATACCAAGCGGTCGAATGCCAAGCACAACACGCTGTTGAAGGCATTGCGGGGCGGCTGATGCGGAACATCGAAACCCAACTGGCGCAATGGCTGTCCGGCCAACCCGAACTCAACGGAATCCCGGTCAGTCTCGACGTGCCCATGCAACGCCCCGAACGGTTCGTCACCATCGAACGGGTGGCGGCGGCGAAACCAAATTCATCGACACCCCGATGCTCGCCATCCAATGCTGGGCCGAATCGCGCGTCCAGGCGGCGAAACTCGCCGACCTGACCAAGACCATGCTCGAACGGGCATGGCGGATACCGAATATCTCCAGCATCGATATGCAAAGCACCATCAATTTCCCTTTGGACGAATCCACGCCCAGATATCAGATCACCGTCGAACTGACGGTTCACAAGTACGACGTCGCACGATAGACGGCAAGGAAGGAACACTATGGGCACTCCAGACTCCCGGAACGTGTCCGTCGGCAAAAGCCGCATGGCGAAGGCGGACGATACGCGGGCGGCATGTGGTGGGCCATCTCCGGTCAGGCGACCGTGCCGACCGACGCCACCACACCTCTCCCGGACACTCTGCGTGATGGATGTTATCTGAGCGAGGATGGCGTCACCAACACCATCGACTCCGACACCAGCGCCTTCGGTGGCGACCGCGTGCTGAGCGTGGTCACCACCCGCGCGGAGAGCTTCCAATTCGGCATGATCGAAACCACCGAGGACACGCTCGCGCTCGTGTACGGGCTGGACAACGTGACCGTCGCCGGCGAAGGCGCGGCCAAGACCATCGCGGTTAAGCACAACGGCAAGGACGGCCCTCTGCTGCTGCTCGTGTTCGAGTTCGCCATGACGGGCAACCGCGTCAAGCGCATCGTGGTGCCGCAGGGCAAGATGGGCGAACTCGACGACGTGGAATACACCGACGGCGATCCGATCACCTACACGCCGACCATCAACGCATTGCCCGATGCTGACGGCAACACCGCCTACGAATACATCGCCCATGTCGCCGCCGCCGACACCCCGGCCGCGAAGAGCGCGGCCAAGTTCACCGACGCGACCGTGCCGACGCTCGTCAAGGAGACAAAGACGAAGACCACGACCGGCCGAGCGACCAAGGCCACCGCCAAGACCTCGACCAAGAGCTAGGCAAGGCAACAAGCGAAAACGCAACTAACTACTTGAACGATCGAAGAAGTTTCGCGGTTGCGATAGCCACAACTGGGGCCGCAAGGCCAAAGCTTCCCGCAGCCGCAGCAGTAGCTGCGACAGCAGCAATTTTCTTGGGATCAGCCCAAGCTGTTGTTGTACTGCTTAAATCCGACATAGCGGTTTGCTTAAAGCGTTGCTCGCTTTTGCCTCTTTCGCAGTCATGCTCAGCGGCTTCAGCTGGCTCATCTACAAGAACCCGAATGATTATCGCCAATTCACCATTTTTGCTATTGGCAATCTCAAAATTGAGGACTGATCGTAAAGCCAGATATTGAGTTTTGCTCATTTTCTGACGGCCTTTTTCGAGATTCCCAATCGTTTGACGAGTTACTCCGATTTCTTCAGCCATTCGTTGCCCGGTCCACCCCGCAATCTTGCGGATAACCTCAAGATTCTCTTGCAACAACTTGATTCGTCGTTCATCTATGCCCATAAGCAACAAGGTAGCAAAGAAACACTCCATAAGGTAAGTCCTTTTCCATTTAGTTGCTATACTGTACTCACAATCCGTTGACGCAGCAAAGGACAACCCAATGGAAAAAGTAATCAGCAAAGTTCTCGGCATCGCCGTTCCGGCAACAATATATGGGATTGTGAAAATAGCAATGCCATACAAAGGTGCATCAGCCATCACCTCAACACTCAGCCATATTGGCGGCGGATCTATGGAGGCCGGACTAGCGGCACTCCTTTTGTCCGGGGCCGCGACTGATTTCGCCGTAGAAAACGGCATTGGACATATCGCAAAAAGCAATCTGAAGAATCGTCTTCAGAGCGGAGACAATCCGGACGAACTGCTTGATTGGGTTAATTCTCAGCCATTTTCCGACGCCCTCAAAGATTCCTTGCGGAGGACCATCGAGGAGAACGGGGGAAGGAAGGAACTGCCCGGAGACTAAACGTACACAAGTCGTTATCAGCGCAATTCTGCAGACACAGCCATTTTAGAATCTGCTGATCTCAATATTCCGAATAGAGGTCGCTTAAGATTTCAACTTATCGCTCACGCCGAAGTTCAGTCATGACTACCGGCATGGGCGATTTTTTATGCCCACAGTCATGACATTGAACATTCAAAGGACACGAACATGGCAATCATCATCAACGACTACCAGCCGAGCGGAACCGACACCATCGAAGTGCAGTTCCCCGGATCCAAGACCCGCTATCAGGTCAAGTCAAGCGACAGCCTGACCTTGGGCGACCTGCGGCGCATCACAGCTGGCGACATCGAGGCGTTCTATGACCTGTTCCCTGAAGAAGCCCGCAAGGAGCTTGACAAGCTGCATCCGCAGCAGCTGAACGACTTCATCGAAGCGTGGACTAAGAACCCAAAAGACTAGGAGCAGTCCTGTGGCTGATCGACAACCACGGGGATGAACTCGAATACGAACTGATCAAAGCGGGCGTCCGGCTCAGATGGCTGGGATGCCCGCTGCTGTCATGGCATGACATCTACCTGATCGCCGCAAACAGCGAACCGGGCACACCGCTCGCCAAGGTATTGGACAAGCGGATGGCATGGAAGCCCATCGACTTCTGGATGCGCAGCATCGAATATTCGCTGCGCTGGCTCGTGTGGGCCAAAACCAAGGACGGCCAGAAAGGCCGCAGGAGACCCAAGCCTGTGCAACCACCCGGAACATCAAACCATAATCCCAACCGCCGCGACGTGGTTCGCAGGAACGATCTGGTCGGCATGGACAAACGGTCTCTGCGCGACTACCTGAACCAGCCGCGAATAGCGGCAAGCGCATAACCGAAGAGAGGCATCGATGGCATCGCTTGCCACAGCATGGGTTGACATCGTTCCCCGCTTCAAAGACCTCAGCTCCACCTTCAACAGGGAACTCAGGGGAATCGACGCCACCGGTGCCGGCTCCAGACTCGGGTCCCAACTTGGCGACGGCCTGACCGCCGGAGCGAAAACCGGCGGCACCAAGCTGTCGGACATGCTCACCGGCGTGACTAAAAGCGCCGTCACCGGCTTCGGCAAGATCGGCAAGGTCGGACTCGGTGCCATTACCACCATCGGCGGCGGTATCACGGCCTTGGCGGCGAAGGGCGGTTTCGCCCGCGCTCTGAACATCGAGAACGCGCAGGCCAAGCTGAAGGGCCTGGGCCATTCCGCCGAGACGATCGGCGAAATCATGGCGAACGCGAATCTGGCGGTGAAGGGCACCGCCTACGGGTTGGACGAGGCCGCTTCCGTTGCCGCTGCTGCCGTCGCCAGTGGCATCAAGCCGGGCGAGCAGCTGACGCAGGTCTTGAAGACCGTGGGCGACACGGCGCAGATCGTCGGCATGGGCTTCAGTGATGCGGGCGCGATCTTCACGTCCGTGATGGCT